TCGAAGCGCAGGATCGCGACTACGTGAACAGCGGTCTGGACCCGTATCTGGTGCTCTGGGAGCAGTCGGTCAGGCGAGACGTGCTGACCACGCGCCAGTATCCGCGCTACCAGGCCATCTTCGACCGCGAGGCGCTGATCGGCGCTGACATGACCAGCCGTATGGCCGCCTTGGCGACAGGCCGGCAGAACGGCATCTGGTCGGTCAACGACATTCTTCGCAAGCTGAATGAGAACCCTATTTCAGCGGCGGAGGGTGGCGATCTGCACCACATGAACGGGATTCCGCTGACTGGGGCACCTGAACCAGTCGCGACCATCGAGCCTGATTTGGGTGACGCCGATGTCCCAGCGAAACAGCAGGTGATGTGATGGCGGATCAGGAACGACGCACAGTGTCGCAGCCCGTAGAGTTTCGTAAAGCCGACGAAGGCGCGCGCCTAAGCGGCTATGCCGCCATGTTCGATAGCCCAACCGAGATCGCCGGGCTGTTTCGTGAAGTGGTCGCGCGCGGGGCGTTCTCCAAGGCCGTGCTGGGAGACGACGTGCGGGCGCTGTTCAACCACGATGCGAACTTCGTGCTCGGACGGACCACCTCCAAAACACTCACGCTCACCGAGGACGCGAACGGGCTCCGCTACGACGTGGACCCGCCCGATACGCAGTGGGCGCGGGATCTGATGGTCTCGGTGCAGCGCGGGGACGTGTCGCAGTCGTCATTCGCCTTTGAAGTGCTCGACGACGAGTGGGTCTACGGCACACGCGGGGAGATGCCGACCCGCACGATCAAGTCGGTGCGACTCTACGACGTGTCGCCGGTCACGTATCCGGCCTATGAGTCCACCACGGTGTCTGCCCGTAGCCGCGAGACGGCGACGGCCATACCGGAAGAGATGTGGCGCGTGGCGCATTCGCGGGATCGATGCCGATGGGCAGACGCGACGACACGGTGACGACGACTGAGGCGCTGAAGGAGATCCGGTGTGGTCACTGTAACCGGCTGCTCTGTAAAGCCAGCTCGCAACCTGTCCGAGAGGGACAGACGATCGAGATCAAGTGCTGGAAGTGCGACGAAATGAACTACCTCATGGGGCGTCCGACGCTGACCCCGTGACCGTCTCTCAGGCCCTCTGAGGCCCTCCCAATACGCCGAGGCCCGCTCGAACTGGCCCACCAAAAGCGAGCGCACTGGGGACATTGGTGTCCCCGCGTAGGGAGTTCGCTATGGCAAGCAATCTGCGGGAGGCGCGAGCCAAGCTCGTGGCCGACTGGCGCCAGGTGCTCGATGCGGCTGAGGCCGAATCGCGCGCACTGAACGCCGAGGAACGGGCGAAGGTCGAGAAGATCGAAGCCGACATCGACGAGATGAAGAAGACGATCGATTCGCGGGAAGCCCTCGACGCGGCTGACCGGTCGATTGTCCCTGAATCACAGCGGGCCGTGGTGGAGAAGACCATCGTGGACCCCGCGAAGGATCTCACGCGGTCCTTCTGGCATGCGATGCGCACGGGCGTCACGAGCGCGGAACTGCGCGATCAGGCGACGTCGCCTGACTCGTCGGGCGGCTACCTCGTGCCGAATGAGTTCAAGAAGGAACTCATCGCGGCCCTGATCGAACAGAACGTGGTGCGCAGCCTCGCGACCGTGTTTCCCACGGAGTCAGGAATCATGACGATTCCTGTCAACAGCGCGCACGGCACCGCCTCGTGGAAGACCGAAGCGTCGGCCTACACGACCAGCGACGAGACGTTCTCGGAAGTCACGCTGTCGGCCTACAAGGCCACCGCGCTGATCAAGGTGAGCGAGGAACTGCTGAACGACAGCGTGTTCCCCATCCAGTCGTTCCTGGCGACCGAGTTCGGCCGCCGCCTGGGCAAGCTCGAAGAGGAAGCGTTCGTCAACGGCAGCGGCTCCAACCAGCCCACGGGTGTGGTCGGCGGCTCGACGCTCGGCTCGACGGCCGCGGCCACCAACGCGATCACGGCCGACGAGCTGACCGATCTGCACTACTCGCTCGGCCGTGCCTATCGCAGCCGCGCGTCGTGGCTGATGAAGGACTCGACCGTCAAGATGATCCGCAAGCTGAAGACGGGTGTGACGGGCGACAACACCTATCTGTGGCAGGCGGGTCTGCAGGCCGGCGAGCCGGACCAGATCTTTGGCCGTCCGGTCTACGTGTCGGAGTTCATGCCCGCCGCGACCACGGGGCTGAAGCCGCTGCTGTTCGGGGACTTCTCCTACTACTACATCGGCGACCGCGATGCGATTTCGATGCAGCGTCTCGTGGAGCTCTACGCCGCCAATGGCCAGATCGGCTTCCGTCAGTTCAAGCGCACTGACGGCAAGTTGTCTCTGGCTGCCGCCGTCAACCACCTGCTGATGGCGTAAGGGAGATTCAGACAATGGCTCAGAACTTCCTCAGCAAGTGCAAACTCGTCAAGGTCTCGGATCACTCCGCGGCGACGACGGATAGCGTCACCTCGTCCATCGTGGACACGGCCGGGTATCAGGGCGTGGTGTTCTTCACGTCCTTCGGCACGGCGAACGCCACCAACACGATCAAGGTGCAGCAGAACACCGCCAACCAGACCACCGGCATGGCGGATGTGCTCGGTACGAGCGTGGCCAGCGGGACGAGCGACGAAGACACGATCGTCGAGGTCTACCGCCCGCAGGCGCGCTATCTCCAGGTGGTCGCCGCGCGTGGCGCCTCGTCCACGCTGGAATCGGTCTGGGCGGCGCTCTACGGAGGCGATGATCGCGTCGCGTCCAACAGCGTGAGCGGAACCCAGATCGCGGAAATCCACTCGTCGCCTGCGGCTGGCACGGCCTAGCCCCATGGATGTGCGCCTCCTGACGTCACTCGTCACGCCGACTGCGGCGTATGACTATGGCGACGTCTACACCTGTGATGAACAGACTGCCCAGCGGCTCATCGCTGCTGGGCAGGCTGTGCCCGTGTCTGTGGGCGGGCTTGAGTTGGCGGTGACGCGCGCGCCAGAGCGTGCGGTCGCCATCGCGAAGGGGCGCCGCGCGTGAGCGTCTGGGCCTACACGCGGAAGACGGCGCCCACGGTGGCGGTCATCGAGCTGGCGCAGGCCAAGACACAGTGCCGCATCGTGGAATCGGTCACGGAAGAAGATGCCGTGCTCGCGACCTACATCGAGGCGGCGACGAAGTGGGTCGAGGACTATACCGGCCTCTCTGGTATGACTCAGACCTGGCAAGTCAGCGCGAGTGCGTTTCCGCGCCGCATCTGGCTTCCTCGGGCCGCGCCGCTCGCCTCGGTGACGCACGTCAAGTATTACGACACGTCGAACGTCTTGCAGACGGCATCGTCGAGTCTCTACACCACGCCGGTCTTTCACGAGCCCGCCTGTCTAAAACTGGCAGACGGGCAGTCGTGGCCCTCGCATTATGTGCGTGACGATGCCGTACAGATCGAGTATGTGACCGGCGCGACGGACCCCGTGAGCACGCCGCCAGGGATGCGTCAGGTGGTGCAGTTTCTGGTGGGGCATTGGTTTGCCACGAGAGAACCCGTGGTGGTCGGGACGTCGGTGGCCGAGGTGCCGATGACCGCCCGCGATGTCTGCGACTCCCTGAAGATACGCCTCAGAGATCCGGAGTGGACGGCATGATGGCCGGCCTGCTCACCGAGCGCCTGACGATTCAGGCGTCTGCGCTGTCCTCGGATAGCCAGGGCGGGCGCGTGACGGCTGCGGCTACGGTGGTCTGTCGCATCTGGGCGCAGCCCGTGGTGCGAGGGGCGACGGAACTGCTGCAGGCGGAGTCGGTCGCCTCGCATGCACAGATGCAGTTCCGCGTGCGCGTGCGGAGTGACATCAACGCAGGGCAGACGGTGCTGTGGGCGGCACGCTCCGGCCAGGTCTCAAGCACGACGTATCAGATTCTCGGCGTGCAGCCAGACCCGGATCGCCAGAGCATGCTGCTCACCTGTGCGGTGGTCCAGTAATGGCGTATCTGTCTCTCGCTCCGCTGTCCGCGGCGCTCTATACGGCGCTCAACGTCGCCGGCATGACGGCGCTGGTGAGCACGCGCATCTATGACGACGTGCCACGTGCGCCCGTCTACCCGTTCGTGTGGTTCGAAGTCGGTGAGCCAAGAGACGCGCGCGGGTTCGGCACGGGCGGAATGCCGGAAGTGGCGATCCGTGTCCATGCGTTCTCGACCTACCAGGGCGAAAAAGAGGCACAGGCCATCATCGCCAAGGCGATCGAGTTACTCCGCGATCAGTCGCTCACCGTGACCGGGTACGAACAGGCCGGCAAGGTGTTCTATGACGAGACGGTGGCGCTGAAGGACCAGGAACTGGCGGGCGTCAAGGTGCAAGAGATCGTCGCGCTCTTTCGCACCTACCTGAAGGAGTCGTGATGGCACAGCCCGCGATCGTGTTGACCGACCAGACGCCACTGCACGACCCGGATGGCCGGTGCCCACAGTGTCGCGCGGAGGAATCACGGCGTGTGTTGTCTGGGGGCTTTGGCGATCCACACGAGGTGTGTGGGTCGTGCGGATTCGAGTTTATCGAGGTGCCACGTGGCTGATCGATTGGTGGCGGTGACGCGCGGGTTTCGCTATCCCGTGGGCGCTTCAGTGGCCGCCGTGGCGCGGGCTGGCGGGTTGTCGAAGATGAGCCCATCACAGCGCGAGGCGTTGACGTTCAAGACCGTGCTGAAAGGTGAGCGGTGCGACGACATGCCCGCGAGTGCGGCGGCGCTGTATCTCGGGCGTGGCGATATTGCGCGCGTGGTGCAGTCATCGCCGGTAGCCGAAGGGGACGAGGCGTAAACGCATGGCTCTCTATGGTTCCGCACAAGTCGGGTTCCTCCTCGTCGGCGGCTATTCGCTGCTCGGCTCCAAAATTCAGGGGCTCACCGAAGCGGTCGAAGCCATGCAGGCGCAGACTGACGGGCTCGGTGATAGCTGGGCCGAGTTCACGCCCACTGGCATGAAGCGCGCCGAAGTCGCGCAGGATGGCGCGTTTTTCGACTCTGGCACGAACCTCGCCCACGAGGCGCTGAAGACGTCTCAGG